ACTAGTAACGGTTTTGTCAAACTCTGCTAATGCTATTTCAGATCTTGATACTAAAAACAACTTGAGCATAGAACAGGCTCAGACATCAGAAACCGCCTCGAAAGAGGTTTTTTTGGTTTCTAAGGCTAAAAAACTAGAGAGTTTTGAGAATAAGGTTTCTCTGACCGATCTAGAACTAAAAGAACTGCTTTCGCTAGTAGGCTTCAAGGGTAATGACCTTGTTGTTGCTTGGGCAGTAGCAAAGAAAGAATCTAATGGACGACCATTGGCCTTTAATGGCAATCACAAGACTGGGGACTCGTCTTATGGTATGTTCCAAATTAATATGATTGATACACTTGGTCCTGATCGTAGAACTAGGTTTGATCTTGACTCTAACGCTGAACTATTCAATCCCGTCAAAAATGCGGAAATCGTATTCTATATGACAAACGGGGGAGAAGATTGGTCTTCTTGGAAAGGCATTACGCCTAAGACTAGAATGTGGATGAATAAATTTCCTAAGTAAATTATAAGAACTAAGGGCACCTATTGAATAAAACCTATAGGTGCTTTTTAGTTTCTTAATATTAAATTAATTGCTGCTCTTGGAGCCTTTACTGTTTCAACTTCGTGATCAAGGTTTTTAGGGATAAAGACAAAGTCACCTTCTACAAGATGATGCTCATTCTCTAAATTCTCTCCAGTACGCCATACCATTTCACCTTTAACTACCCATTGGAATTGATCGACATAGTCTCTATGTTTGCTTCCCACAACTCCCCTGTTTTTCATTAAAGATACTAAACAAAAGTTTCCAGTATAAATGTCTTCTGGGTATTGAGAAAGACCCCACTGTGTTACTGGACCAAGTTCTGGAATTATAGACATATAAAGATCTTGTGGGTCGTATAGTTGAAATGCCATTCTTGACCAAAATCTACACTTTAGTCTCATGTCAGAAGACTCGCCCTCAACAAAATCATTTAAACGATATGACCTATCTGGGAAAGCAGTCAAGTCTTCATCTACATACTTGGACACTACTGACATAATTGTGTCTAAAGACGGAAGGTCCGTAAAAGCATTTTTAAATATATGGATTCTGTTTTCATCACGAGCCTTTTGTACAAGGTCCATATCTATTACTGAGTTGTTTAACACTTTTCTTACTCCTTTATTTTCTTTAATTGATTTTTCAATTTTATATAAAGATTCTTCTAATGAAAGATTTTGAATATCTATATATTCATGATCCGTCCCAGAATATTCTGCAAACTCCTTATAGTGGTATCTATATCCTACTGATGACAAAATTTCAAAAACTTTTGTATTTTTATCACACCAAAAGGCATTAAACAGTCCTGTTCCAGAAATGCTTGCAATTGCTTTTGCAGAACTAAACATCTTTATTTGTTCAAATAAGGTGTAATCTTCTGCATAGACAATTGTATAACCATTTTTTTCAAATAGGTTTTGGATTTCTGATTCTTGTGTGGTAGATCTGGCTTTAGCCCATATAAACCTTTGTCTTTCTTCGTCTGACAAAGACTCCCTATTAGAATAATATTCTATTTCTTTTTCATAACTCCTATTATATCTTTCTCTTGAAATAAAAAACTTTTCTGTTTTATTAGAATCAAACAAATCTTTAAAACTTTTTTTAAGCATATCTATTGCTAGATAGTTATATTTAAAATATTTGCTTTCTCCGCAAGGCTCTGTTCCCATATAGCAATTACAAAATGGAAAATAATGAGAACTTCTGGTTGCTCCATTGATTGAGTAAAACTCTTCTGGAAATGTATTATTCATATCAAAGAACAAAACAACTTTTTCAAAAGAATAATTACCAATTGAAATGTTAAAGATTCTTGTATGCTTGTAACCAAGAGAGTCCATCTGGTCTATAGTTACTTTGTTTTCTTTGAAGTAATGACCTTGAAACCCATTCTCATAAAAAAATGGTTTTATGTTTGGATACTTTAACTGTAAAATTTTAAACTGTGCATAAACATCCATCAAAGAATGACCATATGCTGAGTATGTTGGGAATAAATAAGTTTCTCCAGGAATATGGATTACTGGACCATCATCATTACTTATAGAAAAATTATTAATGCATATAGTGTCAAAATCATAATCTAAAAAAATTTCTTGGGTAATTGAATTACAGGAAAGTTTATCTATCATCCTTTAACAACCCCTATATGCTCCACAATATTGATATCGTCTATCTTTCCCAATGTTGCATTTTTTATATTTATGTCAGAAAATATTTTATAGGTTAGCGCTAGTTCTGGATTAGAATCTAAATCTTTTTCAATGTAGCAAATATCTTTTCTATATATACTTGGACCAAAAGTAAAATACGATCTATGCTCTACCCACGAGCACTTGCCATTGCTTTTTTCTGCAAGTTTAAAACCATTTTTTTCACAGTGCCTTAATACGCTTCCAGCATCTTCTTCATCTTTGGTCCACGGCTGACGAATAAAATGAACTTGACATATTTCATTGTCTGATTCAAGAATATCTAAAACATCTTTAATATTAACCTCACTCAAGAGAACATAGTCATCTTCTGTGTGTAGAATATAGTCACAATCTATAGTCTTTGCAATATCATAAAAATACTCATATGCTTTTTTAATTCCACTATCCCATGTTTTTCCTAAAACAAACTCTTTCCCTAAAGAAAAAATCTTAGCATTTTTATATGTCTCAGATAGCCAATTGGAGTATTCTCTGTCTCCAGATGTATCTATTATTATTTCTTCTGAGATATCTCCAACAACCAGGTTATACCAAGACTCTCTAGATTTTTTTAAATATTCTTTTCTTCCGCTTGTAAGTGTTATCCATGCAACTTTCACTTTAACCAACTTACAACTGCGTACCTTGTTCCTTCAGTAACTGGAAGAACGGAGTGGTTATAAACATATGTTGATGGGAAAATAATAAGGTCATTTGCTTCAGGTTTGTATGTTATTCCAAATCTTGGAAAAACTATTTCTCCACCTTTATAGTCATCGTTGAGATAATAAACTGTTGACATTCTTCTATGATAATCTTTATGATCGTCAATATGATTTACAAACTTTTGTCCAACCCCATATTTTAATATACTATATTGGTCGTGCCATGTTGTAGAAAGCCCGTGCTCTACCTTGTAGTCATTTTCTAGTGGCACTATATTTTCAAGAAAAATGTTTGTAAGAGATGAAAAAAACGCTCCTTGAAATCCAATAAAGTCTTTAACCTCTACGTCGCTGTATGGAATTGGAACTACAAATGTATCTCTAAGTTCTTTATTGTTTTCAGCATCTTTGTCCCCTGTTTTTACTCCTGCTAACTGCCACTCTATTTTTGCACTAGACATTCCCTCTTCAATATCTAAGACTAGTGAATCGGAGTCCTTTATTGCATTTGAATAAACAACAATTCCTGGAGCAAGTTCTTTTTTATTCATTACCACTTTCCTAAAGGACAAGATGCTACTTTCATTTTACTTTTTACTGCCATAAAGCATCCACATTTTTTACATTGTTTTGTTAATTTTATTAATTCTGGACATGCTTTACAAATAGAGTATCTTTCATTAAATAGTGTTTCATCCACCCATTCTGTGTTTGGGTTGACTATATCCATTGGGCCAACGGTAGAGTTCTTGTTGGTTTCTATTATTTCTTTTATTTTATCTATTCTGCTTGACATACTATAATTCTACCATATCTGCTATTTTTAAAACTTAGAAAATGTTAAAATATTGTTATGCTGGAGTGTTTGGGTCGATGAATGGGTAATCTATTTGATATCCGTCGTAGACTAAGTTATTTTCTGTAAAGAAAATATCTAGTGGTTCACAGTTGATAGAGACAACCTGGTGATTAATCTCTGTTATAACCAAGTCAACTATGTCATACCAAGAGTTTGTCTGTGTGGACCATAGTTGATCTGTAGTCAAAAGATTTTGGGCCAAGACCATCTTGGCAACTCCATCTCTTTTTGTAAGCATATGGTGAGTTCCTGAATATGTTTCATTTCCTATCATTACAGAAACTGGAGCATCTGATATTCCAATGCGCTTAATTGTTGTTGTTTTATCTGGAACAATTGTTATATTTTCTGGGTCATACGTCCAGTCTAACATCTGCTCTTTTGTAAATGACATTCCTAGACCAGGAACATCTGCTGAAATAAGAGTGTCTCCTATTTCAAGATCTGATGCTTGGACATATCCATTTGTAGTTAAGATCAAAGTATTTGGACCAACTGAGAATTCACGAGTTCCTCCACCGTAAGCACCGAAGGCACCGAAGGCTCCGAAGGCACTGAAGGCTCCGAAGGCACCGAAGGCACCGAAGGCTGGTGGTTCCTCTGCTGGTGTAACTCCTGCTGGTGTAACTCCTGCTGGTGTAACTCCTGCTGGTGTAACTCCTGCTGGGGCTGGAGTAACTGGGTTTTCTATACATTCACCAAATGATGCATTCCAAGTGTATCCTGCTGGGCATTGTGAAGGGGTGACTCCTGGAGTTACAGGGGTAACTGGTGTAACTGGTGTTACTGGTGTAACTGGTGTTACTGGTGTTACTGGTGTTACTGGTGTTACTGGGGTAACAGGTGTTACTGGAGTTACTCCAGCACACTGTGCTGTTTCTGCACCAGTACATGGATTTACATATATGCTTGCTGTTCCTCCACAGGATGCACGATATTCACTATAAGAATAAACTGGAGTACAGTTTTGTGGTGTTACTGGAGTTACTGGAGTAACTGGTGTAACTGGTGTTACAGGAGTAACTGGTGTTACTGGGGTAACTGGGGTAACTGGAGTTACAGGAGTAACTGGTGTTACAGGAGTAACTGGTGTTACGGGTGTGACTGAAGGTGTGACACCTGGATCTATGCACTCACCAAATTGTGCAGACCATACTAGTCCACAAGCACCACATTGTGATTGAGGAATTAAACTCCAGTCAGGGTTACATGGAGTAACTGGAGTTACAGGAGTAACTGGAGTTACTGGAGTTACTGGAGTTACTGGGGTGACAGGGGTTACGGGTGTGACACCTGGATCTATGCACTCACCAAATTGTGCAGACCATACTAGTCCACAAGCACCACATTGTGATTGAGGAATTAAACTCCAGTCAGGGTTACATGGAGTTACAGGAGTAACTGGGGTTACAGGAGTTACAGGGGTTACAGGAGTTACAGGGGTTACAGGGGTTACAGGAGTAACTGGAGTAACTGGAGTAACTGGAGTAACTGGAGTAACTGGAGTAACTGGTGTTACAGGAGTTACAGGAGTTACAGGTGCTGGACCTGGAGTAACTGGAGTTACAGGTGTAACTGGAGTAACAGGAGTAACTGGTGTTACTGCAGGCGTTACTGGGGTAACTGCAGGTGGATCAGCAAATACTGCTGTTATTGTTAAGTTACCATTACACGTAATTGTTTGTCCTGTAGAGAAGTTTGGATATTGAGTTGGCAATGAACATCCAGCATCTGATTGAACATAATATCCAAAGAATCCACCCATTCCAGACCCTGGTGTTGGTGATGACGGTATTGTGTATGATCCAGTATGTGTTGTGTTTGGAGGACAGTTCGTTCCCCCTCCACAGTTGTACGTTACATTAAAGAATGTTTGAGCACTTGAACCTTCATATATGTCTCCATAGGCAATCCAAGAATTTTCTGCAACCTTCAATAATGTTACTTGACCATATTGTGTATCAATAAATAATTGAGAGTTCTTACTGTTAATTGTTACACCTGCTGCTGGAGCAAAAGTTGTGACTCCTGATCCTATTTCAATTACGTTATACTTGTATCCAACTGGGATTGAAACTGAAGAATTTAAAGGAATAGTCAAATTCATTGTTGATGATGTAGAAAGCAAAATTGTTTTATTAACATCCAAAGGATCTAAAGTAAATCCAGATGTCTTAGTTATTACAGTATTGTTGTTTAATAGTTGTGGCTCAAGATCAAATTTTTGAGTATTTTCGTTCCAGTCAAGTCCATTTCCAACAAGCAATGGGTATGTTCCATCAATACCACCAATTCCTTCTGATATTGCATCGTCAACATATGTCTGTGTTGCAAGATCTGCTGTATTTGCTATACCATGGACATTTGTAGTTGTTGAATTATGTGTTGTAATTGCAGTATTTCTATTTGTTGTTTCTACAGCAATTGCAGCATTTCTATTTACTACTTCTAAAGCATCTGCTGCAGTTCTATTTACTACCTCTAAAGCATCTGCGTCTACAAGATTTTGAAGGTGTTTTGCAATTGAGTTGGGCAAAATATTTGAGGTATTTGTATTTGCTCCATCGTAAGTATATGAGCCATAGTGGTAGAGTCTTAAGGCTGCCTGAACATCGGCTGGATCTGCAAGTCCTGGGATTTTGACATTGAAGAGACCTGTGCCATTAGGCGTATCGTCAATATTCTCTGCTGCCACTATAAATCACCTCTTGTCATTATACCACTGTAATAAATAAATGAACACGCTTAAGACCAGCCATAGGCTGCCAAGCATTGTCAATATATTCTACACCCTTTATTTCAAGTGGTAGTGCTCTGATTGGGCTATCCACAACTTCCTTAACTACAAGGCTTGTTGCCAATGGGCCTCCGATAGAAGATGAAACAGAATACTGAATACTAAAGTTTGCAGATGTAAGGTTTATTTCATTTGCAATGTCTGTTAGATTAATTGGTGGAATTGTTAGTATTCCATTTACAGCAGTTACGTCTTTTACAGAAGAATAGTAGTTTGTTTTTAAACTAAGCATCTCTGTCCACTGTGTACCACTAGTTGTTGCTATTCTTTGAAATACGGTCTTGTATGTATCTGAATATGGGTTAATATCAATTGCTACATCTAACGCTTCAATTCCTTCTGGAATATTGAGCAAATCAGCATGAACATTAGCGTCTTGTGGATTACCATTTGATGCCAAGATAATGCTTCCACGATCACCTTGTGGTCCTATATCTAAATCAAGACTAATTGTTTCTGGTCCACCAAATACTGTTAGGTCTTCATTTGACAATAAGATATCTGCCATGATTAATCTCCAGGAACTGGGTCTAGTGTGACTTGCTCGGTGACTGTTATTTTACCAGTCATGAGAGTAATTACTTTTTCATAAAATGGGTTGTCTGGTCCTCCAGAAGGAACTCTAACTTCAACATCGTAAAAATATTCAGTTCCAGCATTTAGTCTAACTGAGTCAGAAGGTCTAATTGCACATCTAACATGTGTTCCATCACCATGGATTCTTGCAAAACCTGGAATTATTGCTGAAGCAATACTTCCTCTTGCTGGAGCAATTGAAAACCTTGCTTGCTCATATGGGGCAACACCAGTAACGCCGTCTATAGTGTTTGTATTATAAAGAACATTAGTATCATAATATCCAGACAGATCAAAAACCGTTCCATCGTTCTTTTTCGGGTAGATACGAAATTCAAAGGTATCACCCTTATAGTAATTAAAGTCATAGGTTGCTGGAAATGCCATGGTTTTATTATACCACGCTGACGTAGACAGAATTGAAGATTACGGATGCATCAAAGTCTGTTCTAATCTGTGGGACTGCTCCATTCCCCCACATTGCTTGGTCCTCAATGAATATATTCTGGGTAACGGAAAGGCTGTAGGTATTTTGATACTTAAGAGAACCTACAAACTGAACAAACTCCTGATCATTGCTTGCAAAATAGGTTCTTAGCCAAATCTCTGTGTTTGAGGTATATGTTGTTATTTCAAAGTTATATGTTACGGATACTTGGGAGCCTTCTTTTATGCCGTGGAAGTTTAGGGCTCTCTGGTGACTATTCCAAAGACTAGTGCAGCCTACTGGAAGGTATTTTTCATTTTGGTTTTTATCTTTTGTGTCCAAGATAAGAGTTACCCATCCATCATCTCCTTCAGAGATTCCTAGTTTTATTGGTTTGTTAATAGTGTTTGTATATGAAGCCCATCCTGGCTGTTGTCCTGAAGCAGAGATAGAACTTTTACCATCTTTGCCAGTTGGACCTGCTGGTCCCTGTGGTCCCATTTTTCCTTCTGGTCCCTGGGCACCATTTTTACCTGCTGGTCCTGGAGGCCCCTCTGGTCCAGGAACTGGAACAAAAGAAAGTGAATTATCTTGGTATGGAGATGCTTGACTTTGTTCTACTTGTGCAGCATATGAAGATTTTTTTGCACCTGGGAAATCCATAGATTTAGAAACGGCCATGGTATTATTATCTCACGCTATTATGCTTTTCTGTATACGCCTGACATTTTAAAAATGTAGTTATTACTTTCTACATGGTATAAATCTCTGAGTTTGTTTTGATCACTCTGACCAAGTGGTGCTATTGATTTTAATAAAACCCAACCAGTATCAAGTGGTTGTTGTGCAACAAATGTTGAACTGGTTAAACTTGAAAGATAGGTCCTAATGACACCAGACACTACTGTATCATCATTTGCCCAGAGAGCGTTGCTACCCTCCGTATTAGATATTCTTCCATTTAACGTAGGAGATAGCCAAGAACCTCCCTGTCCAAATGGTTCAAGTCTTGGTGTAAATGGTAAATTAAAAATATATCCATTTCCAGTTCCAAAATTAGTAACATTTTCAAAATTGTATTGAACATCAAAATAAACAAGTTCTCCAACAGTATAGTATTCTGCATAAGTGTGGCTTGATGGGCTTGACTCAGCCATTGATCCATTTGGTGAATTAAAAAGTAAATTCCATGTTCCTGAAGTTGGAGTTGTTAAATCTCCAAGGGTTGCAACAACCTTGTCTTCGACTGCATAAGTTGAAGTCCTATTGCTATTGACTGAAGCGCCAAGATAAGTATTAATATTGAATGATGATGGCACTACATTTGAGACAATGTTAACTTCAGGTGCAACAATGTCTACTTTTCCATCTGCAGTTTGCAGAATTATATTTGCATCGTTAGCATATAGACCAAGATCATTATCACCTGAATTTATAAGTCCCAAAACTTTAAGGGCACCAAAATTAGTAGGTCCATACAAAGTTCCATCTTCAGCAAACACATCAGTTCCTGGTTCACCTTTTGCTGCTAGTAAATTCCAAAGTCCTGGTGAAGGAGTGTCTCCAACATTTCCACCATTAGCGTTGTAGCGATACCAAAGTTGTCCGTCATATGTTGCTATATCTCCAACGGCATATGATGCTCCGCCATTGTATTCTCCTGTGTAATTCCAAAGTGCATCTGCACCATTTGTACCATTTGTACCATTAGTCCCGTTTGTACCATCTGCACCTTTAGGAATCCAAACTTCCCATTGTGCAGTGTTTCCAACTGGATCACCAAGTTGTCCACTTGCTTTAGCAAGATAAAGTTGTCCATCTGATCCTCGTACTACTGCAATGTTTGGAACATAGCCAGAAGATGGATTGTAGTTTCCTAAATAGAAAATTCCAAACCCTGCACCTGGATCTCCTTGTTCTCCTGGTTCACCTTGAGGTCCTTGAGGTAAAACAAAATGTTCGTTATCATCAATTACCCAACCAGTTGCAGAAAGTGGATCTTCACGAACTACATAAATTTTATTTGGATTGGTGTTATCTTTTACAAAAGCCCACCAATCACCATCTGCTAGTCCTACTGGACCTCCTTGATATACTGCAAGAAATTCAGTTACGCTATCCCATGTACCAAGAAATAGTGAGGGTTTACCATTTTCTGCCAATAAATTCCAATAGTTAGAATCGGTTGGAAGTGGAAAACTTCCTCCATCTGCAACTTTGATATATGAAGAACCCTGATATGAAATTACATAGTTTACTGGATATGTTGTTCCAGGATCAAACGCTCCAGACCATAAGAATGATGTTCCATCTGTACCAACAATTTTTCCTATATCAATCCAAGTTGTTCCGTTCCAAGTCCAAAGATGTCCAGCACCACTTTCTGCACTTGCAAGTAAAACTAAATATGTATCACCAATATCTGGATTTGTTGCAATAACAGACATATCGCCCCAGTAATTAAATGATCCTAAAATTCTTGTGCTTGTTCCGTCTGCTCCATCGGCACCGTCTGCTCCATCGGCACCGTCTGCACCCTTTGATGCAATTAAATCAAACTTAACTGTATTGGTTGGAAGTGTTCCAGCAGTTGTTACTGACTTTGTATAATAAAGTTGTCCTTGATAAACTACAACATCTCCGACTGCATATGCTGCAGCAGAATTCCAAGCACCTTGATATGACCATAGAGCAGGCGTTCCTGGCAAACCGTTTTGACCTGCTGGTCCTTGTGGACCTTGTGCTCCTGGAGCACCTTCGTCTCCCTTGTCTCCAACTGCGCCTGGCATTGGAACAATCTTAATAACTGCCATTATAGTGTACCCCCTGGTGTAATGTCGCCTAATACTTGTATGGTTCCAATTACTGGAGTCCAAACAGTGTCTTCAATTAATTCTGGAATTGTTACTTGTAGATCAAATGGTAATTGAGCCACAACTGATGAGTATTTCAATCCCCAATTTTTTGTAACCGATGGGTAGGCTGTAATATCGACAAATCCTACGCCAGGCTCACATTCGAGGGCATCTAAAACGTTACCAGATTGATCATATGCAGTTGCTCTAAAAGACCAGTCGGTAGTATCATAATAATCTATCTCATTATCCTCATAAAACTCTACACGGAGAGTTCCAGTATCTCCTCTAACAACGCTCCATTGCATACTGACTGGATCAGCACCAAATGCAAGAGAAGAATGAATAGGCATACTCAGATTATACCATAAATAAAGACTAATACCTTGATTGGTGGGTATAGGACAAACCAAGGTATTAGCCAGTAATAAAAGTATACCATAATAGGACAATCTGGACATGATATTTAAAGTTATTAAATTGTTATAATAGACAATGTCCGTTTTGTTACCATAAGTCTATTTTGACCATGTATGGGATAGTGTATACTAAATATATATAAGAGAAAAGAACTATCTTTATAGTTTTAAAAACTATCTTTATATATAGTATATAGCAAAATTATTTATTAAGTTTGTCAATGTGATCAAGTAACATTTTATACATTTCGTCGAGTTTCTTTTCCTGGCGATCTCTAGATTTAATAGAGTCAATTCTCTGTTCGTCCAAAGCGGTTTCTAATCTCGAAATTTGATCTTTCATCGATGATCCAGAATTGGGCTTAAGTTCGCTGAGATAATGTTTTACCATCCACTTGATTGCGAAGGCGATTGATGATACAATTGTAAGTATCGCTACGATTAGGGAAGCCCAGTCTTGAATTGTCATAGTAACATTATTATAAGGGGTATATTCGACAAATGAAAACAGACATACTTAACACACTGGAGTATTCTAAGAATCTTATTATATCCCCTGACATGGATGGTTTTATGACCGCAAAATTATTAGAGCGTTTTAACGGTTCGCAAATAGTAGGGTCATACGACAAAAATATTTTATGTCTCGCCGATGATATAGATCCGTCGGAATGTTTGTTCGTCGACTGCGATATGAATCGACAAGAGTATGTATCTCTTGGCAATCATATGCGACTCTTAGAAGATAATATGTCCGTCGAGTCGTTTAATCCGAATGTGCACTTCGGCGTTTCGACATATAGCGACAAATTTCCTTTCGCAACCGCCTTTTTGATAAGTTTTGCAACAGAGGTTCAAACCTCACCTGCAGACCTTATACGCATGGCCTTTGCTGATTCAACATTACGCAATATGGAAAAATACAGCGACAACATGCGAAATTGGTCTGATAGGATGGATCATCCTGCAGTTAAGTACATAATGGACAATTCGGACATTGCAAGAAGAGATGATGCACAAGCAAGGTTTGATTATGTTGATCAATCATTTACATCAAAACGTTATGGCAAGACACGTTACATAGATACCCTTAACAACGCCCTACAAGGCCAGGGGATGAAGTTTAAACCACTCACCATAGGTAAGAAGTACATATGCGACAAAGTCGGTATAGAAACCCTTATAAGGTATAATAGAGATATCATCTCTTATGCAGAGATATTTACAGGAGAGTATTCTGTAACATACGACCAAGAAAAGGAATGGGCATGAAAAGACACGAAGTAATTGAGATTATGATCGAAACAGTAAATGTTTATAATAGAAATTTAATGGCGCAATCCAATTTGAGCCAAGAAGAGATTACAAAAGGCATTGACGGACAGTATCCAGCATTACAGCATATGATGGGTTTGATATATGACGATCTTGAGGTTCAAGACGTTTTTAAGTAGAATTTGAAAAATTTATGCCATGTTGCGGATGAATTCCGCTATGTCATGTGATGCGCCATGATAACTACCGTGAAATTTTTTCTCTACTTGGTTTGCAATAGCAAACCTTAGTTTCTGCTCAATCTGAAATAGTAAAACCGCTTGTGCTTGCTCTGGAGTTAGATGTTGTTGATCGCTATCCATTTTTGCAACTACAATCTGTGCAACAGTTTTCTGAAAATAATTTGACAGCCAGGTTTGGCTCTTCTTGCCAAAACTGATTTCTTCCCATGTTGTCTGTTACTGGGAAAGGACTTGATTCAAATTGTGGATTACTTGGCTCTGGTCTGACTTCTAAGTCCCAGGCGTTTTCTAGATTATCTAATATGCCCATAAGAATATTATACCCTATCCCGTTGAAATCTGAAAAATTTTGTAAAACCCAATTAGTCTAAAATCTGAATATTTTGTCCAGATGTATGATACACGTATTTAAAAAGAAACACCAAAAAAGATAGTGAGCACATAACTCACTACCTCTCTTAGTATAGACTAATTAGTTAACTAGTCAAACTAGGTTATCTAACTAGTAATGGCAGACACTAAACGATTAGTACCCCTGCCACCTAACTAGATTTAACTAGTATGGGTACCACCTTGCGATCTAAATAGGACTTCATTTTTTGAGTGTCTTTTGACTGTTTCAAATCTATGTTGGCAATACCTAAATCTTTTAATACTTTAGATGTTTCTACTACAATAGTTTTAGCGAATGCAACACCTAATAGTTTTAATCCTAAAGGAATTGCAACTACTGCACCTATGGTTAATACTAACATCATAATAGCCATAAATATAAGTGAGTACTGTACTACATTAGCAAACCACTCAAATGGTGTAGTAATAAAATCAAGCAATAGCAACCTC